TCGTTCCCGTTGCCGGACAAGTCCTTCAAAACTGTCCGGTCGGGGTCGTCGTTGGACTTGCCCCAGGTGGAGATGGCCATCTTGACGTGACTCAGTAATTCGGGGTCGATGTAGGGACGGGCGGATACCCCTACATCCCGGCCACCGATTCGATTCAAATCGATCCGATTAAGGCTTAGCTTGTTTAAGGATAACCTGTTTAACATTACTCTGCCTCCGTTAAGATACCTGTTGTGACTTCTGTATAGCTCTCGATGCGGATTGTCTTTGGATAGACTAAGGCACTGAAATCACAGTCAAAAGTCTTTCCGGTGTTATTCTGCACATTGGACGGCAGATATACCGGTTCAAAATCACCTTCTGTCGGAGTACGCTGAAAGATATTCAAGCGACTTGCTGCGGTTCGTTCAAGATGGATATTGAAATCAGCATTCACTACTGCTTCGGCAGCATACAAATCCTTCCCTTCTATTTTAGTAAATTGTAAGTCCATGATTATTTCTCCTCTATTTTTAGTTTATAATAAATTCCATCCGGCTTCGACATCGGGCATCACCGCAGGGACACCATTTTCTACCTGAGAGATAGCGGCTGCAAAAGCGCACATCGTTGCCTTGTCGTTGATGTCGGGAATATATGTGTTTGGAACCTGCATTTCCTTGCATACACGGTTGATGTAGCCGGCAGTATTGTTCTCGGACTCCGGCGCCCATCTTTTGATGAAATCCGCAATGGTTTGACAACCATGTCTTTTACGGTAGTTTTGCAAGGTACGGATCAACGCCCGGTATCCCCACTTTATTTCCGTAAACTGGAAGAAGGACTTATCTTCCTGTTTGTCTCTCAATCCTTGCCATTTGTCTTTTGTGACCCGGATATTGCCAGGATTATTATTTCTAAGGCCACGTGATAAACTCATATATTTCTCCTCCTATAAAATTAAAATCAATATTAATATTTGAATAGCCTGACCGATAATTCCTCCAATCAACGTTGCGGCAATATCAAGCCAGTCCCATTTGCCACCCCAAGCTCTGTCCTTGAATTCCATGCCGGCCGCCAGCCCTGCGACAAACAAGATGGTAAGCAATGCGCCTGCCGGGATAGCATAAAGCAGGTGCTTAGGACGGTTACTTTCTTTGATCCAATTCATGATTTTCTTCTTGAATTATGTCTCTCACATCTTCTTTGTCAACCTTGAATACCTTCTTTCCAAAGACTCCCAAAGCTCCAATTACATTTATATTGATCCCCTTTGGTTTCAATATGTTACCTACAATCGAACACCCTTCGATGAAGCATACCAATAAGCAGGAATACACATCAATAGGATATTCGCTATGACTTGCTACTGTGATCATGCAGACCATGCAGACAAAAGCAAAATAAGTAACCATCTTTCCCATAGTAGCACGAATCGCACGAGAGAAACGTACTTTCTCACCCATCAACATGCTTTTCCTTACTCCAAATGCAAGGTCACATAATATCACCGCACATGATACGATTAGCCAAGGAATCATGTTCTGAAGAGACTCAATGACGAAAGCGGTTGCAATTGCCGCAAATCCTCCTGTTGTTGCATGTACTATTGCTTCTTTCATACCAGTAATTCAATCAGTTTTTATATAATTTAAGCCATGCAAAATAGTGGCTATTCTCCAAGTAGTTATTGTCTCTCTCTGCTAGACGGGCCTCCCTTTCAAAAGAGACCATGTGATATGCATCACGCTTGCAGATATTACCTATTAAGCGGATGCACCATTCTAATACATACCAAATATAGAAGACTGCTGCCGAACAGATTAACCACCATGCTGAGTATCCGAAGACTAATTCTCCGGCCCACAAAAGTAATCCGGAAGCGACAGTCAGTTCAATCCATTGCCGGGCATGGACACACTCATGGTTGATTGTTGACTGCTTGGCTTCCGCCTTCGACCATTTAGTAAATACCCAAGCTAACAGGGTAATGGTTGTACATTTATTGATGAGCAAGTGCTTTGCAATCCAGCTTTCGTAAAATACCTTCTTCATAACATTCCTATTTTTTGTTTTTATTTATCTTTGTGATGTAAAAAGATTATCAGTGCCGCCAACTTTCATGAGTTGGCGGCGTTTTCTTTATCGAACAGAGGCTTTCCAAGGATCAAGACTAATTACAGATAATGTTTTTTTTTCAGCCGTTGTCCCAAAATCTAAAGATGCAGGAGTGACAGATATTGATGCCTCATTAGTTTGAGCTATTCCAATAGCTTCGTTGATAATATATTTGATACTTCCCTCCGGAGTCGCACCTGTTGGGCCAAACCTTATTCCCCAAAACCATAAACCTACATTAGCACTTCCTATATCATTAAACTTCTGATATAAATTTACCGTATAAGTTTTTTCAAGTCCAGGATCTCCGGAAATTAGTACCGCAGGAAGCTTCGGATCTTCAGGTAAATTATAGGCTACAGGAGTGGAAGATAATGAGCCATCAGATTTTAACCATTTCCCATCTATCTCAACCCACATGTTTTTCCCTTTACTAACAGCATCTTGTATAGTTAACAAACATGCTTGACAGTTTAAGTTGAATGTAACTTTTAACCATTGAGCAACAGTTGTCAATGCTATGCTTCTATTAGCTAGCTCCCAATTTGATGTAACTGCCGCCTCCCATCCCGTAGTAGGTGGAGTAGTTGCAGAACTGATAGCCTTATAAGCTTTCAAAGACGACTGGAATGCAGACTGAGTAGTATCAACACCCCTTCTTGTTGCTGTCCGGTCAACATATACACTAGGATCATTTTGCGACTCTATCCGGATAGTTTCTGAAACCGGTCCCCGTCCGGTAAATCCAGATACAGGAGTTACATCTACTGTCTGTTCTACTCCACCTCCGGTCCCCGTTGCCGGACTTACATTAAAATACTTTCCCATAATTAATTGAATGTTATTTAGTTTTACATGCGTTATTATTCTTCAAGGATGTAGGCACGCCAAGGCAATTCAGATACTATTGATAACTTTTGAGGTTCCAAAGATGTACCAAAGTTGAGTGCTGATGGAGTAACCTCAAGAGATTTACGCAATCCCATATCCAATTCTCCACATCCATCTAAAGTTATCGACATAGTAACAAAATCACCTCTTTTCCCGGTAATCGTTATTCTCGTAACAAGAGCCTCTCCACGCAGTTTCAAGCGTTCATCCGGAACATAATTGATTGCGTTCATCGCTTCAGCATGAGGAGCTACCGTGCCAAGCATCACAATTATCGGTTCATCATTCAAATACATATTGAACAGGTCCAAAGTCTGCTTGGAATCACTAATCAAACATCCACTACTTACACTCCAATCTTTACGCTTTTTCTTCTTTTTTGCCCATTGCCCTGTATCCGGACTACTGACGCGGATCACCTCTGCTTGCATATCTATTTCACAAGTCGTAGAATAGGCCAACGCTTGATATACGCCAGACTGCTGCACAAATAATATCAAATCATTACCTCTTATTTTTGCCATATCAATCAGGTATATTCTCGATCATTATTTCCTCTGAATCATCTGCCCATTCAATTTTCTCGGAGAGAATCCGATACTCCTTTCCCGATCTTGTCAGCCTCATCAGTGGAGTTAAATCACTTCTTTCAATTACGATATTAAGTTTCTCTGTAACTCGTCCGTAAACCCGTTTTAGGATACCTAAAAGATGTTGCTCCGCTAACATATTAGCTCCTTCGTTTACGAAATATAACTCACCAATATCTCTCCCTGCTCCAGAGAGAGTATTATATGCAGCTTGATTGCCATTGTTACTAGCTATCTTTAACTCCAATTCCTTATCATCAGAAAAGCGCTTTTGGAGAAGGGATACATATACATTCTCATTCTTATCTGATTTTCCCAAATTGGCAATATCATCGTCCTTGTAATATTCTACTTTTAGATTATCTATATACATCAGAACATTATGTCGTCTAACATATGGGTATGGAACAGTTGTAAAAGTGGTAGCATGTATAATTAATTCGACAGTTCCGGATAGATCCTCATTTATCGGCATTACATAACCATCTGCTCCATTATAAGGCATCTCCAAAGTCTTGGTAGTTTTTATTTTCCCAGGGATGTTTTTAGAGTCATCATCATTACCCATGCTTATATTAAACCATGTCTCAATACTAGACCATCCACTTCCATCCCACCATTTATCACCAATTCTAAATTTAATCTCAAGATCTCCTCCTCCGTCAGTCTCTTCATACTTCATAGATTGCGTAAGTAGATCATATCCATAAATCTGTGCAGACAACACAAATGCACCATTACTATACTTCGCCGCAGAAGAAGAACGCATAACCAATATAGGCATATTACGTGCCTGCTCAACAGACGGCAATATTCCTAATTCACCAGCCATTCTAGTTTTGATCCATACGCCTTCCTTATAGTTATAGTTTCTCTTATTTTTTAAATCAGACTCCGAATACAGATCTCTCTTTACATACATAGCACCTACACCAATGAGCATATCTTGATACGAATAATTTGTTTCCACCCACGGTTCATCCGAAGAGGCAGGAGCACGATAAAGGTGCATATCAACGTCTGGATTATCAGGTTTATAAGCAATTACCTTCCGATATTCTTTATTGATAATATCTGTATTCTCTGTACCACTATGTATTACATCCATATACCCTTCATCTATTGATGGAACCACTGTTCCGACCGCATCGATTTTTGCAGTGATCTTCACCTTATTGACTCCCTGCAATATCTCCTTTTTGTTATCGTCACCATCTAATGGCAAAGAAGAAAGATTTAGCTTATTAATCGGAACACGGACAAAGGATGGATTTGCATTCCAAATGATCGCCTTTAGATCTCTTATTGTGGTTTCATAATATTCTTCGGATTCGCCTATAAAATAAAGCATTCGATGTCTTTCATACAGAGTCCATCCCCAAAACTTGCAGAATTCTTCCAAAAAAGAGAAGCATGTGCTTGCGTCATATCTTTGCCAGTCTGCCGCATCCCTTTCCTCGGAACCATTATCCTTGAAAAATGTCTGTCGGGAAAGAGCAACATCAAAAGGAGCTTTCGGACTTTCATTTTCCGTATACCATACCTCCCTTGGAAAGTATATCCTTGTATAATTTACACCGGCAGCTTCTATGCACTCCAACAGCAATTCCGCCAGTTTAACAACCCCCATTCCTTTGTCTTGGTCCAAATAGATTCCATTTAATACACCTAAAGGCGAGATCAGAGGATATTCGGTTATCAAAGGAGTAATATCCCAATCCTCAGAAAAGGTATCAGCTTGCATATAACCACACCACGAAATCTTGTTGTTAATATACAATTCAAGGTAGTGCTGGGTATTATCCGCAGGCATTAGACCGTCTAGATCGCCATTATCCACGACTCTCAAATAACCAGTTTGTGTACGGACCGGCTTTAAGAAATCATCTTCTGAGTCTTCCTCTGTCGAAAAAGGACTTTCTGCCGGTTCCAATTCGGTTATTCCTCCATTCCAACCTTCCTCGTATATATCAACCTGGGCATCATTGCCATTTAATGTCTTAAATCTTACCTGCCAACGTATCCTTCTCTCCATGATTATTATTCATTAGTTTCTCCATTGCTCTAGCCTTGTCTCTTAGAGCTTTCATCTCTTCTTCCGTAGCCTCTGGCTTCTCCTGAATCTCCCAAGGAAATTCTAGATCTAAATCTTTGCCAGTCTGAACCTTATGGAATACCTGCACTCCCATTCGAGTACGTTCCCAATCCTGACGATATCTTCTGTTTAAACCGATTACATAATCCTTTGCCTCAGAAATCCCCATTTTATAAAAAAAATAGTCGGGAGAACAACCGCCCTCTCCGACTATCAATTGATACAATTCATGGGCATTCAGCCTTTTTTCTCCTTCGGCTTGAGAGCTTTCTTTTTTTTTTTTCGCTATCGTCTTCTACTCCTTCGGTCAATACATCCATACGCTTTGTATAGTAGTCGCTTAAAATATTGACTAGCTTAACATCATTCAATGACAGTATAAAATCATCGAAAGAAAGAGTAATACCAGGATTAGACCTAAGCAATATGCAATAGTACAGTATATGAAGACATAAGGTTTGCTGCGGATTAAACGGCATATGTTTACCCGCTATCACTTCATAAGTGTAAAGCGGTCCCCAAATACTGTTAAACGAAAACTCATATTCCTGATCCTTTATTACTACTCTCATACTTTGGGAACCTTTTTCAGCGCACCATAGCCAGTTAAAGATATGGAGACACTTCCATTACTACCTTTTGTTGCATCTCTATCCAATGCGGTAATATGAGCCTTTCCCTCATACATACCTTTTGTGGGGACTGTCCAGCCTTCTTCAGGCACACCATCATTATTTGCGTTCGTCGGAAGACCAACCGTAATCTTCAATGGTTCTCCGGCAACAAACAAATCAAATAACTCGTCATAAACAAGGTCATTGTCACGATTTTCATCAGCACTGTCCACAGATTCATTCGTCGCACTCCAGCTCATATTGCCGATTTCCGCAGCATCCCAGAAACCGTCATCCTTCGTTGCACTGTCTACTGTATTAGCGACTAAGTTGATCTTGCAACTTGTCGATAATGCTACGACCTTGTCACCAATCCATAGCATTAAATCTTTTCCATTTAAACTTTTAGCTTTTCCCATAATATAAATTTTAAAAATCTATTGTTTTAATATTGAAGTTCAACGTAATGCCGAACGCATCTATTTCCTGCATATATTCGTCCGCACTCCCGGATAGCAGACAGTCCGTTACTTGAAAATCATTATATTTTGCAGTAACACCTTCCAGATCATATCTGACCATATGAGCTATCTTTATAGCAGATGAATATGATTTGGAGACAATCACAACTGATACGCTGACATTATCTTCACAACTCCCGTCTTTTGTGTTTGTCGGAGATATCCCGGCACTACCATAAACGATAAAGGGATACTCCGGAGCACCTTCCGGAATAACAAGAGGATAAACCCTGTCGCTTATCTCGCCTACTAATGCCTTATCCTTTAGCAAGGCTTCTTTTATATGTATACCTACTAATAGACTCATATGCTTTTTATATTACCTTCATTATACGTTTTTAGGTTACTTGCCATAGCCTGCTTCTACTATCGCCTTCTCTAGCCTTTGGGAGAAAGTCTCAGCAGCTCTCTTCACTGCTCCATCGGAAGATGAGAAGAAATTCAAAGCTCTTAAAGTTCCACGATTAGCCGTTTTACCATTCTTGCTACGGGTCCTAGTAAATGCCATACGCTGCGTTGTTCCTTGGTTATGCATTCTGAGTATAAAAGCCCGATCCCGGCCGTAATAGGAGTTTATAGCGATTGTCCGTTTACTCTTTTTCCTATTGCGGACTATTCCACTTATCCCGCCTCTCGGAATTTCATAACTACTCGTTTTTCCGGTTGAGCGTTGATTGTACAGGGAGACATTACCGCCCAATGTTCTTCGATATATTCCTACCTTTACGCCTAAATACGCTTTACGAGGATCATTTACCAAAGCACTTTTAGCCGCAGATTGCACTTCTTTTCGGGCTTCATTAAGACTCTTCCGGAGATATTTCTTGATATCTTTTTTCTGTATGATCTCATCATAACTCAATCGCCTCAACAAGCCTAATGCGCCTCTGGCATCAGTCTCAACGACGGGAGTCTTGATTATGTATCCAGCTTCTACTTTTGCCATGATTAACCTTTTAATATTACACCTTTACCTGTCCGCTTACCGTAGTTATTGACTACAGTGACTATTTGCTCTCCGGTAACTACTGTTCTACTGCTACCGCCTCCCAATTCCCCGGAATGGATAGCATTATACAATTTCTTTTGATCGGCTTCGTTCATGATCATCTCGCCACTGCTTACACGGGCGGTGATACCGTCCATATAGTTGCTCCCACCAATAACATTACCACCTTCTGCGAAATTCGGGATATTCATGATAGCAGCCAGAACAGAAGCTGCAGCCGCAACGGCCAACATAGGACCAACAAACGGAATACTTGATACGGACGACGCAGCACCGGACACGGCGCTTTCCGCGTTAGCATTCGCCTGCGCCTTTTGAGCCGCAATTAATGTTTCTATTGCCGGTATGGCCTGCGCCACTGCACCAGCTATACCTCCGATGTAGCTGAACATTTGTCCAAATACACTGTCTGATATCTGCCCCATCTGACTTAATGCCTGTCCCATAGCTTCAATACTTGACGAAACCTTATTTAATTGCTCCTTCTTGGTAGTTACCCCGTCTAAGCTATTGACGTATTGTTTCCAGATATCAATCTGTTCCAACAGGTAAGCCTTTTCTTCACCATTCGCGATAGACATCATATCGGTAAGTTCCTGTATCTTACCCTTTGCGAGAGTATACATTTCCAACTTGGAACGTAATGATTCAGCCGGATCTTCACCTTCTACTTTTTCATCTTCACTATTGATCATCACTGCCTGAATAGGTTGAGTTAATACGGGAAGAGTCTTACCAGTTTCTACAGCCTCAAGTATCTTTTTACTAGCTGCATCCTTGCCAGAAATGGCAATCTTAATCTGTTCGTTAAGCTGTTGATTATTATAAATAATGGGTAAATCATTTTTTCCAGATCCACCCTTATTCAATCCAATAACAGTGTTTTGTTTCTCTAATGATCGTTTTTGATATTCAAAACCCTTTTGCTGAAGCTCCAACGCATATTCGTAATCTTCAATCATCCGTTTTCGTGCCTCATCGTTATCATTATTTAAAATATTCTGCTTTTCAAGCTCTGCATTTTGCGTTTTAAATAATTCAATTTGTCTTGTTACATTTTTATTCTCAACCATTATAACATTACCACCCGCTACACCACCACCGACTGTTTGCGCATAATATTGCCTCTTTTGTAGTTCTTTTAATTGTCTTTGGTAGTTTTGTAATGCTTTCTTTTCCTCCCTTGTTGAAAAATCATTATTATTAATAGCAATATATTTATTAATATCCTCCAAAGTAAAATCACTTCTTCCAAATCTTGCCGACAGAGACTTCAGCAGAGTTTTTTCTGTTCCTTTTTGCGTATCACTGACATCACGTTGAAAGTTATTTATTAATGATTGCAATTCCGTAAACGCTGCCTGCCTTTCCTTTATTGATTTGGTTTGATCATCTATTATACCTTCTAATCTAGCAAAATCACGTTCAAAAACTCTAGTATTAAATCCCATTGATAACTTTGCATCTGCCAAACTATCTCGTAATGCTGATAACTCTTTCATATTAGCTATTGTACGTAGAATTCCACCATTAAAAGCATCCCAATTTCCCGTAACAAGTGATTGAAAAAAAGCATCTACAGACGATTTGCAAGCATTGATAGTATTATCCCATTCGTCACCTAAGCTCTGAGAAGAATGTATTGCCTTATTCATCGCCTCAATACCACCCATTGCAATACCGACCGCTCCTGCCATTTTAGCTATACTACCAGCAGCTTTAGTCATCACATTACTCATAGACATATTCTTATCAATGTATTTATCCAAACTCTTTTGTGCTTTCTGCAACCCTCCATTATATTGAGAGGCATCCATTATCAAACGGGTAATTATACTTGCCATACTTAATCTTCTTTACAAATACGGGAGGAAATAAAATCCCTCCCGCACAAACAATAAATCAACAACTAAATAGATAATAATGAGACGAACTATTATTCGGATGCACATTTTCCAAGAACAAACGCCTCCGGACGCAGCGTAGTCATCGACCAGTCTGCATTCAATGTCAGACGTACAGAGTCGCTGATAGCACCAGTGTAAGGATCGATGATAAAACGCTGCTGTCCGAATCCTTGCAACGGTTCATATCCCCAATAGCCAAAACCAACGTATGTATTTTCGTCGTCATTGATGTAGTTTGTCGTGAAGATAGGAACACCAGCAACAGCGCCATTCTCCACAATCATTCTGCCACTTCCGGGAGTGCGTTCTGTAGATTCCAATTCGCCTTTGGTATATTCGTCCATTACGAAACAAGGATTCAAACCCTCGATTCCCTTGAGAAGAGCCAAAGCACGCATCAGAATCAACTCCTTATAAGTCGGGATTGAACCGGCAAAGGAAATGTAGTTAGCAGCTTTTCGTTTAGCTTTTGTGGTCAATGTACCGATAGCCACCGGCGTTGTTTTGGCGATTGCCGCAAACGGGCCAACAAGTTTATGAGTGATGGTAGTTGATGTGGTGAACATCAATTTGTTGAGCGTGCGAGCCATAGCCTGAGGCAACTGCTGCCTTACTACGTCATAAGCTACACCATCGGTCTGCATAATTGTCTGATTGGTCATCTTGACCGTTACACCCACGCGAACCGGTTCCGGCTTGATTTTAGAAAAGTCAACCTTCTTATCCCCCAATTCAACTCCTTCTCCTGCAACTTCAGCTTCAATGGAACCAACAGTGGGCCATACATAATCACCGGAAAGCCCAGTCATCAAAGGAAGACCAACCTTGTTCAAAATCAAGCCTTCTTCCAATGGTGGAAGGATATCGTTGATAGTCAAAGGGATTATCGGTTCTACACCGGTAGTCATCATACCAGTATATTCGCGCTTCAACTGAATATTCTGAGGACTTTTCACATGCTCTCTCAAGAATGCATCAAAAGCAGCTTCACGACTTGTCACTACTACGTAGCCGGTCTTCTCAGCACTAGCGATTCTCACATCAAGCACATTCAACTCCCGTTCAAGAACCTTCAGCTCATCTTTTTCCTGAGCGGTAAATTCACGCTTGTTTTCATTTTCCGCAGCATCTGCAATTTCATTCATGCGGATTACGATCTCTTCACGTCTCTTAATGTACTGCTGTACACTTACTTTTTTGTCTTTCATATTTTCTTAATTAAAAAAATGTTGTTTACTCTTTTCTCTTACTTCTCTTATAGCCTGTTCACGCTTGCGAAGCTCTTCTTCTCGTCGAGCCTCATCTTCATGCTTGATTTTCAATCCAGATTGTTCTATCTCTCTGGCCGTCACACTAGTTTGTATATAGGCAGGATCAGACGCAATTGTCATATCATAGATCATATTTATTTTCTTTACGTGACGGATCAGAATATCGTCATCATCCTTGGTATAACTAACAGAAGAGCTTTCGTCGCTCCAATATATAAAGGAGCTACCTCCCACATCTCCACGTTTTACCAATTCTAGTGCATTATTGCCATCGGAAGTGTTAGGAGCCTCAAATTCATACTTTACCCCAATCTTATCAACGGATAATTTCAATGTACCAACACCTTTATTGCTTCTTGCCAATAACTTCTCACGGTTATGCCACATCGTCATTTTGATGTCCATTTGAGCCAACTCTTCCTCAGTTATCGCTCCCGGTTCTATGATCTCACGGTAATCATCCCAATAATCAACCAGCATACGACTTTCGACACCGAATACAATCGCATAACCTTCAATCGTTCGTCCACTTCCGCCTTCTTCAGACACTTCCCGTAAATGCGGTTGAAAATGTCCACCCTGAGCACTTCTTATCTCTCTTTTCTGTACTTCCATAAACTTTCGTAAATAATTCTAGGTGATCTCTTAGAGGACTCCTTCTATAGAGAAATAACTTCTATAGAAGATTCATCCTATAGAGGATTCCGTTTTTTACTGCCTCTACAATACTTTCTTTCACTTATTTTAGGTTACCCGTTTTCAATACTACTTCCTTCGTCTATCACATTGCACACGATGGAAATACTTCCGTCCAAACGACTTCTATTAAAACTTTCTATCGCATAGGTTTTTCCGTCCCATTCCAGTCGACAGCGGTCATTAACCAGGGAATTATTTCTCATTGTGACACTTATGCTCCTCGTCATCCATACTTCTCCGGCGGTCAGTGCCTGTGCTCCTTTCTGGTATGTCACACTCGCCCATACAGTTTTTTTCTTCTCAAAAGCGACTTGCTGTTCTCCAAAATCACCCCTTTCGACCACAGGAACCAAAATTCCAATCCGTTCACTTAAACTACCAGACCTTAACATCTCACACCTCCCTATCCGTTAATTTCCTGTATGGTTTACAATACACATCCAACGAATAAGGGACAGCGTTTTGAGCAATAGAAGCAACCGGTTCACGGTTTCGGTAATTGTGAGCCGCAAGTATAAGGATGGCCAGCTTCAATCTGTAAGGAAAAAGCTCTCCTTCCTGAGAGCCGCCATTCTTTTCTGCGTAGCCCATACGCTTTAACTCCTCAAGCGTCCGATGGGTCCCTTCAATTATCGCATCCTCGGCGGCGCATCCATACAGCTCGATAATCTTATCCTCATCCTCGAAGTCTACACGCATCTGAGCCTTTAGCTCATCTAATGTCACTACTCTTAAATCACTCATAGTCAACCTTCTTTTAAATTGGGAGCATTACTGGATGTTTTTGATAATAAAGTTTATACAGCACAGATTTGAGTTGGTCATAGTTGGTAACCAGCCCCAAATTTATCCATTGAGCAATCTGCAACTCCAGTTCGTACAATTCGCGTACCTTGGCCTCATCCCCGATCTTATTACGCATCTCTGACTCATGCTTACCGTAGACTATAATATTGAGAGATTTAGCCAAATCCTTTATTTTTCTTTGAAAGATATCACCGGGGAGTATTGAGTAGACGGCACGACACATGGCAGAATAGGCATCTCCAGCAAGATTTCTGTAACGAATCATTTCATCTTGAACAAACTTAACCACATCGTATTTAAAATATGGATTTATCCACATACTTAGATCTATAAATAGCATCGGATGAACCCATGTACCACCTCCATATTTTCCTCTGACGGCGTCCACTACACCTTTATATTCATTAATACATTCCTTCTCAGATATTACTTTTATATAATCCTTGGTAGAGTTATTACTAAGATAATCGTCCAAGTCTTTTCTTTTTAAAACCCCAATTTTCTGGGTATTTAAAATCGACTGATTGTCAATCTGTTCATTCCATTGCTTTATTAATCCGGTAGCGTAAAAGAATCCATCTTTTGTCCTTTGGCTTACTTTAAAATCGCCCATTGGGCGAATCATGATTTGGTTAGTTTTCATAGCTCTTCCTCCTTATTATCAATAGATTTATCATTTGAATTTTCAGATGTTTCTCCACTCAGTTTTGCACTTCCAAGAGGAGCCAGATTAACACTCAGATATACGTCATCTCCCTTATTCACAGGCATCTTGTCACTCTCTCTTCGCAGATCATTCACACTAGCCTGACCATTATCAAGTCTTGCCTTGTCCCATTTAGCCTTACTATCGAGATCCAAGGCGTATAAGCTGCTCAAGTCAAATTTGAATTTGTAGTCCTGATAAGTATCAACCGACAATAGTTTTGCCGTAAACTCCTTCTCGATTTCTGTTACTATTGGCTGTAACGCTTCGGTATAAAATGCTATATTGCTGACCTCTACGCTTTTATAATTAGCGTTACTGTCGTCCATTAACTTGGATGGCGGGACATTAAAGAATCGGGCAATCTCCCGAAGAGTGAATTTCTTATTTTCAAGGAATTGCATATCTGCCGAGGACATACTGATCGGAGTCAATGTACCATCACCTTTTAAATTCAAAATATCATCCCCTCGATTCAATGCTTCCTGAAGGTCTTCACTCAACCCCTCCATCTGCTTATCTTGATATGCCCCTACTCCTATTATTGAGGTATTATTTTGCAGAACAGCCTTAAAACGGCCGCCGGTAGCGAATCTTTTCAGCGTTTCATTATCAGCAGTAGCCGCAATACCCAATGTCGTAGCAGCGTAAGTTATGGTAGATACACCAATATATCCTCCATCCCTGCTTACATTCTTCAGGTGGATTATATCATCAGCTTCTACCGTTTCAAATATCTGATTAACGACATCATTGATCACATATACATTCTTGTACATATCATACGCTACGGAACCGGGAGTGCACAAGTACATCTTTTCCGCTCCGCCATATCTATTCTTCCTCGGATAGATATATGCATTACCCTGAAGCAGAATCATGGATACGGCATTCTTCACCATCACGAACGAATTCATGCGTTCATTGGGGCGTACACTCAAGAGATAGTTCATTAATCGACCATCTCCGTCGTTATACATCTTGAAGTAATCCTTTGCACGATCCTTCCGCTTATATTGAAGCGTTAACGAAGCCACCGAAGAGGATATAAGGTTTACAGCACGATACACAGCAGCAATTTTCATTGCGGCTTCCGCACCTGTCACATATACCACATTTTGCTTGTAATCTCCGCCAGAAGAGCTTTTCTTGGTACTCTCCTTCTCTGATATAACCTCTCTTCTGAATAGGTTTGATATTTTGTATCTCATCATATTAAACTGTTACATAATACAGCCCAATACGTGATTTAGACTACCTACCACTGATAGTTATTATAAAGCCAAAAGGTCATTAAGGCAGCAATAGCCCCATCAATTTTTAAATTCTCCTTTCGTTTCAGGGGCTTTTTATTGCACATTTTATCCTCGTCCAGATAGCAATTCCCAAAACAATATGGCAGAATAGGATTCATGGACATAGCCACCCTGGGAGGATTGCTCTTAGCAGCCATCTCAAAAGTTTCTACAGGAGAAGTAAAAGCTCCATATGTCTGCGGGACAGCCTTTAATACCTTTTGCGGATTCGTATTTATACTCGCTATTGCCGCAGATAAGGCATTTACTATCTCTGTTGATTTGTATGCATCATACCCTATTTGCAGTATAGTCACCTTCTGGCTTCGTTTTAAGATATCCTCTACTATCATACTATCGCTTATAATAGCACCGGGACATACTTTCATGTAGCCGGCCTTTACCCACACCTTATACAGTTCTTTGTTTGAGTGATTTTTAAGCGTTTCTTCCGGGATGTAACAATCTAGCCATAAATAAAATTTTCTCTGCGCTCGGCTATAAATATTATAGACCACTACCGAGAAGTCATCACTTACAGATAAGTCTAAAGCTATCATAGCCATAGGTCTTCCTTCTGTTTCTTCGATATTAAAGTTGGTCATCAGCGATCTTGCTAAACTTTGCGGTATCCAGTCTTTGATTCCGCCGGAGACAAAGATGTTTAGTAGTTTGGTTTTGAATTCAATCATAGCCTCAGCATCATACTGAGCCTTATCCCATCTCTGTTTATAGTAATTCTGCTGTACCGTTATACCGATATGAGGATTGCATTTTTTCCAGACTTCCGGCTTCCCCATCTCTTCGTCGCACATCTCCCATGCATCCGGCATAAATAAAGAAGCAAACTGTGTATCATCGGAATATTCCCCCTCTAATATCCTCTTAGCATTCTCCAGTTCCCGCGAGAACGGGCCATCCTCCACACGAGAAGCCGTCGTTATTATCATTGTCAACGGTTCACGCCTTGTGCCCATAGAGGAAGTCAGGACCTGCAAAAGTTCAGCCCCATCCGAATGATCACGTACATATTTCGCCTGAGCATATTCGTCAAAAATGACCAGAGAAGCATTTAATCCGTCTTTTGTATCTCCACCTCCCGTCAAACATTCAACAAAAGACTCCTTGTCGAATTTATTAGGCTTCCAGTGCAAGGTTTCTCTGGTGGATTTAAAGTATTTCCTCTTAGGATCTAGCTGTTTTACTATCTTGCTAATTTCCTCGAAACATATCTTCGCCTGCTTATAGCTGTTTGCGGCCGTATAAGCCTGAGCATTCGAGTCTCCAAACAAGAATTCATTCACGGCAAGAGAGGCCGTACTGGTAGTTTTTGAGAATTTTCTAGGAACAAAAAGAATGGCTTCACGGACCAGGCGCCTCAACTCATACTTCTTACCCCCCTCTATTTTTCTATCTACCTCCTCCGTATCAGACATCCCCTCAGCATCTCCGATTTCTTCCCACCGATAGAAGCCTAAAATTGAAGCAAATTGAAAATATTGTATTGTGGTTAACTTATAGCATCTTCTGCCATCCATGCCGGAAAATTTAAGACTCTCATAAAGTTTAGCGAATTTCTTCACTTTAGATGGACGGAAAACATACGTATCCATCAGTCGAAAGAATTTTATAACCGCAAGAATCTCATATAGATTATGCCTCTCCGCATGATTACGAACTTCCTCCACGTATAATAAAAGACGTTCATCTATAGTATCCAGTTGATATAAGGATATATCAATGGACAATAATTCTCGTATTCTCTCATTCTTGTATTCTCTGGTAGATACATCAAGCACATTATTCCTCCTTCAATCCATTCATCAGTATAGTTAGAGCATCATTTTCTTCTTCACCTTCTTCTTTCTTTTCCGGACGTATCTCCCTATTCATTAGCAGGGACCGTAGTGAAGCCTGAGCAGCCTTAGCCATCATGCAATAAGTATCATATGCGGGATTCTTTATTTCACGATCATGACCTTCACGACTCTTCTCCGTAAGCGAAACTTTCTTTCCATAAATCTGTCTGGCAACGTCGCGAAACACAACCAAGATAGAAGCTGTTATCTCCGTCTGATAGGTAAGCTCAGGAGAGTACTCCGACTTTTCACTCAACAACTTCTTTATTCTTTGCTTTAAAGCCTTTACTTTATTGTCATATTCCTCATTCTTTTCCATATGTTAAATATTTTAAGCATACCTATTTTTGCTAATTGAGCATATTAAATTTTATAGCCTTTTCCCTACCCCCACAGCCATTTTCCAAAAATCAAAAAAATGTCTCTCTTTAGGGGCGGTGGATTTGAGTGATTGACGGGGTCAGAAAAAACCTCCCCCCCTGTCTCTCTCCGTTGATATTTCTTCAATCCAAGAAACGTTTTTTAAACCTTTCAGAAACACGATGGTTGTTCTCCTGAACACTCTCCTTTCTCTTTGATCCTAAGTGTATATGCGCATTGACGTGACACTCTGGACACAATGAACGGAGATTATCATAATCAAACATCAGACTCTCCATTCCTCTTATATCCAGCGCTGTCTCAACCGGAACAATATGATGTACTTCCGTCGCAACCTCAATCACATCTCGTTCGAAACAGTCCTCACAGACTGGATTAGCTTCTATCTTTTTCTTTCTTAGCATCTTCCATTGTTTAGACTGTATCATTCTCCTATAATCCTGATTCTTGCTCATAGCTATCAATCGTTTTATTCTTTGCACGCACCGGCACACGGCCATACTTTGTCTCTTGCTTCAGTACATCAAAGTCTTTGTTTATAGACCTTTTAATCTCATCATCATTCTTCTTGTCGAGAATGTATTCCAGGATTCGTATATAGTTACATTCACCGATGTCATCACCAACTTTCTCTATATATCCGGCTATAGAAGGAAATAGCTTTCTTATAATCGAACGCATCGCATTCTCTGAATTACAAGTTATACTCTCCTTTTCTCCATTTATCACAAGTCTTTTGCATACATAACCCTTTCTCCCAACTTCACTAAACACATTGATACTCTCTACTAATTTCAATTGTCTATTACCTCCGGGCTTAGTAGTAATGATTCTGCTTTTCTTGTTCTCATAGCCTTCGAATATCTTAGCGAATTCATGCATCTCATCGCCTCCTTCCACTTCTTTGTCCGCATACTTTAGGAATGCAGACAATAGATATTGCATGAGTTCATATCTGCTTTCAAATCCACATTCTGCGACAATCTTGTCAATCCTCTCTGCTGTAGCAGGAGATACTTTAGATTGAATACTTACGAATTTTAATTGCTTTTTATCTTTCATTCTATTCCTCCTCTCTATATTCAAAGGGACCGTCATATCCCATTTCTTTAAGACGTTGCGTAAACTCTTCGACTGATTCATTTAATGGGGTGTAGCAATCTAATACATCTTGGAAAGGTCTCAGATAATGACCCAATACATCTAGAGCTTCTTGTTCACCCTTCACTTCTCCAAATTCCTTTTTACAAAGGTTTATATAGTCTTCCTTTGTCATGTTGATGTTAGTCACTGTATCAACAATTGTACTGAAACGACAGAAAAGACCATTTGGCTGTTTAGCTATAAATCCTGGCATGGCTATTCCTCCTTTAAAAATTGCTTTCTTCAAGCAGCTTCTCTGAATTTTGTTTCATGTATTCAGATAGCTTTATGTAGGCTTCTGTTACACTTTTATCATCAAATCCTCGAAATTTTACACGAGCAGGATACATAATGGTAATTCCAGAACATTCATCAGTACATACAACAATGGCCCAACCAAAAATATGTAAGAACTGATTTACAAACAAGAGAAGTCCTGTCTCTTGAAACTCTTTACAACCTTTTCTTTCTATCATAATTTTATTCCTCCTTGATTAATTCCGGGTGATCGTAGATGTTAGCAATTATTTCCATTCTTGCAGTGTCGTAACCACCAAGAATATCCACCATATCATTTTGAGGTTCTTTCATTTCTAAACAGTTTTGAGGGTTATAGATTTTGAAATTCGTCTTTCAACTTTTCCAGATTTCCTTTTATAGAATCCTTAATTAGATTAATGAGGAAATCACTCAATACCATTGGAATTCTCTGCTGTTCCCGTCCTCCCTCAAATGGATCATCATGTTCTATAATTAGAATAGGATTAGTACTTTCCAACGCAATAGGCAAGTTGGGGTCTTCATCTCTTGCATAGTAGTTGGTATCAAACTCGAAGCAATTTAACGCTTGCTCATGTTCCTCAATGAGTTTATTCAGCCGATTGGCTTCCTTTAATTTCTCTTTATTCATATCTGTATTGATTTACGCTATTTGACTTCTACTTTAAATGGAAGAGGATAACCGCCAATCAAACGATTGTAGACATCTTCCCAACAGTACGGCATATTGGCATTATTTGCCAATTCCTTTGCTATCTCTTGTAATCTTTCTTTGCTCATATCTAAATTGTTATTAGTCAAATTCCGGTATCGGCATCCAATGAGTTATGCCTAATCTTTCTTCATTAACGTATGCTCCCGTTTCCCATTCCCCAAGGGTTGAAAGAAAACAGAGAAGGTATCCATAAGCTCCTTTGGTCAGAACTATTGTATCTACCTCCGGCAAGCTATCCGTTACACTTATCCAGGGAGATTGGGTCCGTATCAGCTCTATATCAGCTTCTAAAGCATAATCAGGTATGACTTTACCATCGACTTCGACACGATATAAATCTCCTTGCGTATGTCTGATTATGCCAGACTTTCCTATTGCATCCGGCATGACTGGACAATCTAAAACTCTCACTCTGTCACCTACTTTAAATTTTGCTTCCATATTCATTACTATATCGTTATTCGTTATCATTTGATTCAAGAGAAGGGATTGGCATCCAATGAGTAGGGTATATAATATTGTAATCATAGTCAATCCAAGTCTCTGTCTTAGGATTAAAATCACATACTCCGCATCCCGGAGGATTCATCCTAGCATCAAGCACTATGTACAGGTCATCATCTGTTTGTGGTAACCTGTCCTTCACGCTTATCCACGGAGATTGCTTTGCTTGCCATTCGGCGCCTTGAATAAAATTCGTTATCCCAAATTGCGCCAAGTTGCCACCTGACAAAGTACGATCAACTGTTCTATGATTAAACAAGATATTTTCTTTTGCAACTTCTTCTAATGTCTGTTTCATAAATTATTTGCTTTTACGATTTTCTCTTAGTTCTTCTTCGCTGACATTCTTGTTAGAAAGGTCGCTAAGATTAGAAATAGTAGTTATATTATCAGGTTTGCAATACAAACACATTTGAGTATATGGTGAATATACCCTTCCACACTTCGGACAAATCCAACCTTGTTGCCCAAATATTCCGTTATACGGATTGATTGCGCTTGATTCTTGTTCCATAATTTATTTTTTTTAATTATTCATCTTGAAAATCATCAATCTCATATTCCCATTCCATTGCATCCGCTTCTCGAATATTATCACTAAGCCATTCTTTTGCGTTTTCAAGCTCATCATCCCATTCAGGTACATCACCACCTTCATCATAGGCTTTAGCTAATTCATTATAAACTTCATCAGGGACTTCAACATTTCCAAGTCCAACTCGATAAGTTACTTTGATTGTTAAATCTTTAATATTCTTCATATTTCCTCCTTTCCTTTAAAGTGTTCTATTAGCTCTTCAACGGTTGCCTTATGACTACAATGGAACCATGCTGCCTGTACACTCTCTCTAATATTTTCTCGTGCATAATTGATGTCATCGTCAACGCATATAAACCAAATATTTTCAGGAGGATATACAAACCATTGTGAATCGTCAGTATCGTCTCTCAATGCGGTTATGGCGAGAAACAAAGACTCGTTGGTTCCGCAATCAATACGTCCGGCACAGTCGTAAGTCCTGTAAGAATCTTTATCATCAAACAGGGCAGCAGGAATAGAGTGATAATTCTCCAAATTTGAAGCGGTAGATAAGCATTCTCCATCTTCGATAGATAATAAAGGTTTATATCCCAACGCTTCCAACCTCTTCCGAAGCTCCGGTGTATTCTTTCTTATAAAACATGATGTGGTAAATCCCATAGTTAGCTCCTTTCTATTGGTTTTAAATAAATACATAATCTCCGTTTTGGAATCCCCAAATAGTATGTAGTAAAATCCAATCATCTTGAAATTTACATCCATCCTTTTCGCATTCAACCACCAGCATATTTGCTTTATCAGCATAAATTAATGGGGTTACAATACCTGTAAATGCACCATTTCGTCCGGTGAATTTATTACCTTCCTTTAATCGCTTGATTATTTCCTCTTGATTCATATTTGATTAGTTGTTAGTTAATTACTTTTGCCAACTTATTAAAAGCCTTCTCTTTATCAAACTTAATCCCATCTTTGAACTCTAATATTAACTGCCAAAGTTGGTTTTTGTAAACATCACCTGCTTTATAGTCAGTTTTATAATGACATTTCTGCGGGGTAGTCATTTCCTTAAATGTATTCATCGCATTAAGATATGTGGCTCCCCATTCTGTGAGCTCTACACTAACGGTGTCATTCAAATCTATTTCTATTAACTTACAAATATATATTTTGTGAGTTTCTTCCTTTGCAACAAGAGCAGCTTGTAAGCTCTCTATCCGGTCTTTTAGAATTTCGATTTCACTCATATTTATTTTTGTTTTGAGGGTTATTCATAAACTTCATTCCCGCACGTAGGGCAGAATGGATTT